CTGAGAAAGGAAAAGACCATGACAGAAGAGAACAACAACCTTAACCCAGCACCGGCACAGTTTGACTATGACAAGCTGGCGAGCATTATTGAGGGCAAGCAGAAGGTAGCAGAGGAAAATGTACTGAAGGGCTACTTCAAGGAACAAGGCTTGACTGGCGATGAGATGAAGTCAGCCATTGAGATGTTCAAGAAAGATAAGGCTTCAAAGACACCTGATATTGACGCACTCAATAAGCAGATCGCTGATGAGCAAAGCAACGCAACTAAAGCCAATAACGCAAGGCTTCTTGCTGAGACTAAAGTAGAAGCTATGCTTATGGCATCAGAGCTGGGTGTGGAACAGAAAACCATACCATATTTGATGAAGATGGCTGACTTATCTTCCGTTGTGGCAGATGGTCAGATAGACCAAGAGAAGTTAAAAGAAAGTCTTAACGCAGTGCTTAAGGATATACCACAGCTCAAGATCACTGCCGAAGAAAAGCCTAATGGCTTTAAGATAGGTGGCGATGGTGGCGATGGTACTTCCACTAACAATGATGAGCTTGCGAGGATTTTCGGTGTTAAAAAATAATCTGCATAATAGGAGAAAAAAATGTCTAACACAATTAACTATGCTGAGCAGTTTAGCCAGTTCCTTGCACAGAAGTATGAAGCGGAATCACGCTCATATGGGCTTACACAGTCAAACCCTCAGGTGCAGTGGCTGAATGCCAAGACTATCAAACTGCCGGTAATCACGCTTTCCGGCTACAAGAACCACACAAGAAGCATCGGCTTCAATTCCGGCAACCTGACTAACACTTGGGAAGCCAAGACGCTCAACTTTGACAGAGATGTTGAGTTCTATGTAGATGCTATGGACGTTGATGAAACAAACCTTGTTGCATCAGTAGCTAACATTCAGACTGTCTTTGAGAAAGAACAGGCTATTCCTGAAACTGACGCTTACAGATTCTCAAAGCTGTATGCTGATTTTGTGGCTAAGGGCGGTGTTGTTGATACTACTGTACTGGCTACTAACAACTTCCTTGACTGGTTTGATACAGCTATGGAGAACATGGACGATGCTGGCGTACCTGAGGAAGGCAGAATTCTGTATGTAACCCCAGCTATCTACAAGATCGCCAAGAACGCTCAGGGCATTACAAGAATGATGGAGCTTCAGGGTGGCGACAGTGCACTCAACCGCAAGGTATGGTCGCTTGATGATGTACAGATCGTAAAAGTACCATCGGCAAGAATGAAAACTGCTTACAACTTCACTGATGGCTTCGCACCGGCTAAGGGTGCTGGTCAGATCAACGCTATCGCAGTACACCCTGATTCAGTAGTAGCAAGAGAACGCTATGCTTACATCAAGATGTTCGCACCGGGAACTGACTCAAGAACTGGCGATGGCTACATCTATCAGAACAGAAAGTATGGCGATCTGTTCGTGCTGGCTCAGAGACTGGCTGGTATTGCTATCAATGTAACTGGCGGTGGCTCATCGTCAAGCTAAAGAGTAAAGGAGAGAGGACATATGAACGCTGTTAAAGAAAATAGAGTATATACGATAACTGAAGCAGATGTAGAGAGCTTCAAGCGTGAGGGCTATGACATATACGGTGATGATGGCACGCTTATAGCCTATGGTGTAGGCAAGAGCGTACCATATGACAAGTATATGGAGCTGAAAAAGGCATACGAAGTGCTGATGGAGCAGTGTGCCGAGCTTGAGGATAAACTTGCTAAAAAGGCTAAAAAGGAGTAACCATGTACACACCTTATGTAAGTGCAACTGAATACACAACGCTTGGCTATACAGCAATTCCGGCAGATAGCCTTAACAAGTTTCTTGTTGACGCAAGCAGAAATGTGGATAAGCTGACGTTCAACAGAATCGTGAAGATAGGCTTTGACCATCTTACCGATTTTCAGCAAGAGCTTATAAAAGAGGTAGTCTGTAAACAAGCCGAGTTCCTTTATAATAACGCAGATGTTATTAACTCAATACTGTCTGCCTATGCTATTAATGGTGTTTCAATGCAATTTGGAACTGGCTTCAATGTAGTAGTAGAGGGTGGAGTGCCTATGCAAAGCACTGTATATTCGTTGCTGGAACAGACTGGCTTATGCTGGAGAGGTGCATTATGAGATACCCTGAATTAGTACCTGACTGGGTGTGCAACACCCCAATATCACTTGCGATAGAAGCAGAAGAAATTGACGAAGATGGAGCACCAAGCTTTACAGAGCTTGAGGACTTGCTTTGTAATTATCAAGATGGGGGCAAGGCATTATTTCAGGCAGAGCAGAAAGTGGTAGATGTTTCAGGGCGTGCTTACTTTAATGGCGACATTTGCCCTAACATACCGAACATAACATCAGGGTCTGCTGTCATATTTGGAGAGACAAGAGAAATCTTGCAAGGCTTCAAAAGACGCAACCCTGATGGAACAGTAAATCATACAGAGGTGCAGTTCAAATGAGCGATGTTAAGGTTATACTTGATACTTCCGCACTGAGCAAGATAGATCAGAAGATAGCAAGGGCACTTGCCCTGACCGGCAAGGTTTTGCAAGATGATATTCGTGAGGAAATGGTAGTGCCGAGAGACACTGGCAACTTGCAGAACGAAGCGTTTTTTGTAGATGACAAGAACGCTGGCAAGGGCATTGTGTCATTGAGATTTAGTACACCTTATGCAAGAAGGCTCTATTATCACCCTGAATATAACTTCAGGCAAGACAAAAACCCTAATGCTCAGGGTATGTGGCTTGTGCACTGGCTTAAAGGTGGCAAGTATCAAGAGCGACCTAAAAAGATTTTTGTTGAAATATTGAAACGAGGAATATAATGCTGGCAGACTTCAGGGATTACGTTAAAACATTGACAATAGCTAACCGCATATACATTGGCTCTACTGAGCTGACACCCACAGAACGCTTCTCAGTAGGTATAGGCAAGATAGATAACACTAAAGAATACGCTATCGGCATATACTCAATGAATGGGCTTGCAAGGGTAGAAGCCTTTGGGCTAAATTCATCTTATGATGTTGCTGGCATTAGAATACTCGTTCACTGGAACAGAAATGCTAAGGACACTGAAATTGCATCAAGAGATTTGTATGGGAAGCTGAGACACCTAACTAATGTTACTATGGGTAATGCGTACACATACATTGTAGAGATGGACACCGGAGAGCCTACGTTCTTGGGTACTGACGAAAATGGTGTGTACGAATACCACATAGCATTACGCTTATATTACAAGAGATAAGGAGAACAACTATGTCAACTACAACTGGCGTATTTCCTTGTTATGAAAACCAGTTCCATGTAGATACCAGCCTTACAGCAACACCGGCATGGAAAACCATAGCTGACTGTGAAACTTTTGAGGTTTCATTTGACAATGGCGTTGAGGAATGGACACCATTTGAGAGCGAGGGCTGGGTAAGAAGGCTGATGACTGCTAAGAGCGTTACGATCACAGTAACAGCCAAGAGAAATGTGGGCGATGATGGCAACAACTATATTGCCGGTCTTGCTTTCAAGAATGGCAGAGATGCAGAAGTCAACTTCAAGTGGACATTCAAAGATGGCACTGTGGTTACATTTACTGGCTGTCCTATTAATGTTACAGCTCTTGGCTCAGGCGATTCCACAGCGGTAGCACCGCTGGAGTTTGAGGTGCTGTCAAATGGCAAGCCTACTGTAACATCAGCATCATCATAACAAGAAACAAGGGGGACGAAAATGATTTATTCACTTACAGACAAACTTAAGTTTGAGGAAAACCCAAAAATAGAGATAGGGAGCACTACTCTTACTGTCAATTCTGACGCAGAAACAGTGCTCAAGCTCATGGATATAGTCAACAAGAAAGGCGAGGTGGAAGGTGCACTTGAAGCGACAAGCTTGCTGTTTTCGGCAAAAGATCGCAAGGCACTCAATGAGCTTAAGCTTTCAATGGCTGACTATACTACTGTTATTGCCACTGCCATGCAACTTGCAGTGGGGCAAGACCCTGACGAAGAGCAGACAGAGGAATAATAGAGCCATACTACGATATTGATGAGGACTGGGCGTTAGTCTATGCAAGCTTCCAGTCGCAGTATGGCATAAGGCTTTCAAATGACTTAAGAACAATGAGCTGGCGTGAATTTTCGTACCTGATCAATGGCTTATCAGGGGAAACTCCACTTGGACGCATAGTAAGCATTCGTGCGGAGAAAGACCCTGATAAGCTAAAGGAATTTACCGCAGAAGAAAAGAAGATAAGAAGCGACTACCTACGGAAAAAGGCTAAGCAGATACCAGCTAAAAAAGCTGAGGAAGCATATGAGCAGATCCGTCAGGCATTCATCGCTATGGGCAAAAAAGATGAAAAAGCTTAAATGCGAAAAATGCGGAAAAACGCTATTGCTCATAGAGTATGGGAAGCTTGTAATTAAATGCCCAAGATGTGGGCACACAGAAAAAGTAGAAATCAAAGTGAACGAGCAGTCGCCACAAGATAGGCAAGACAACCGCACTTAGAAGGGAGTTTATTATGGCTACAAGTGTGGGCGACATAGCTCTAAATCTTAAACTTGATAAAAAGCCCTATGAGAGAGGGCTTGCTGATGTTAAAAGTTCCGCTGGCAGAATCGGCAGTGGAATAGGCAAGTCGCTTGCAGTAGGTATCGCTGGTGCTCTTGGCACAGTGGTAGCTACTACTGGGCTCAAATCTTTAATATCTCAAGCGATGGAGCTTGGCGATACCATTGATAAAACCTCACAAAAAATGGGTATGACTATTCAATCATATCAGGAGTGGGGCTATATGATGGACATTTGTGGTACAAGTATTGATTCCATTACAATGGGTATCAAAACGCTGGCGGCGAGTGCCGAGACTGGCAAAGATGCCCTTGCGGAACTTGGTATCACACAAGCCGAACTCGCAAATATGTCGCAAGACGAATTGTTTGCTCGAACAGTAAAAGGACTGCAACAAGTCGAGGACAGAACACGCAGAACATACCTTGCTGGACAGCTCTTGGGAAGAGGTGCAACTGAGCTTGGACCTTTGCTCAATATGACAGCGGAAGAAACCGAGCATCTTCGTCAGAATCTTTATAATCTTGGCGGTGCTATGTCCGCAACCGCTGTGCAGAACTCCGCTGACCTGACCGACGCAATCACGGATATTAAATATGCGTTTAGAAGTGTGTCAAATACAGTCGCTGAGTATGTGCTTCCTATCATAACATCAGCCATAAACAGCTACATCATTCCGGCTATACAGAAGGCTTGTGCGGTAATCAGATACTTTGCAAGCCTTTGGAACTCAGTTTTTGGTGCTATCGGTAAGGGTGCATCATTTCTTGGTAAGACTTTCGGCAAGATCAGCAGTGGCTTTAAGTCAGCATTTGGCAAGGCACAGCAAAAGCAGAACGCCAAAATGGCTAAATCGCTTGGCGGTGTCAGCAAGGGTGTAGGCGGTACTGGCAAATCGGCTAAAAAGGCTAAAAAGGCTGTCAAGGAACTCACAAGAGAGCTGATGGGCTTTGACAAGATGAACAAGCTCGCTAAAAAGAACAACGCTTCCGGAGCTGGTGGTGGTGCTGGCGGTGGCGGTGGCGGTGGTGCTATTGGCGATCTTGGCGACCTTGAGGACGCTCTTGGCGGTGTTGACAATAAGCTATTTGATCTAAGCGGAGTAACAGAAAAGCTTGCACCGCTTTGGAAAGCACTTGGCGACATATTTAAGGCTGTTTTAAGGCTTATTAAAGCACTCGTTAAAGCATTTGCACCGGTAGGCAAGTTTATATGGGAACACCTTATCAAGCCTTTTGGCAAGCTTTTAGGCATGGCGATAATAGCGGTGCTTGAGGGCATAGCTGGGGCTATTGATTTGCTTGCATCATTTATTGAAAAACACCCTAAAGTAGCAGTAGTGCTGGCTGGTATAGGCTCAGCACTGCTTGTAATAACAAAAGGTGCTGGCGTTATTGGCATTGTCAGCAAGCTTGGCAAGGTCTTTGGGCTGTTCGGTGCTGTTCTTATGGCACACCCTATTATAGCTATAATTACCGGCATAGCACTGGCAATAGGCTACATCTACAAGAACTGGGGCAAGATTAAAAAGACCAAGTTTGGCAAGGTGCTTATATCAGTAGGCAAGGTGCTTAAACAGATAGGGGCATACATAGCCGGCAAGTTCCTTAAGACTTTTGAAACAGCCAAGAAACTTGTTACTGGCTTCAAAGATGCATGGGCTGGCATTAAGAGCAAGACAGTAGAGCTTAAAGCCAAAGCTGGCGAAGTCGCTGGCGACATATGGGAAGGCATAACGGACGCAAGTGCCACCATAACAGTAGGGCTTAAGGACAATTTTAGCTCAGCTTGGAACGGAATAAAAAATGTATGGGCTGGCATTAAAAGCAGAACAGAAGCAGTAACAACAAAGCTGTCAGATTATTTCTCAAGTGCTTGGAATAAAATTAAGAGCTTGTGGAACGGAATAAAGAGCAAGACTGCAACACTGACTGTAAACATTAAAGCAGTGCTGGTCAAAGGCTGGAACAAGCTTGTCAAGAAATTAAGGGGGGCAAAGCTTCCACCAATAAAAGCATTTGGTAATAAGCTCCCACTGCTGGCTCAAGGTGGCTGGGTAGATAAAAATACACCACAACTTGCAGTAGTAGGCGATAACAAGCATGAAGGCGAGATCGTAGCACCGGACAGCAAGCTTATGGCTATGGCTCGTCAGGCTTCTCAGGAAGCAGTAGCTAACAGCTCTAATGCTCAGGTGGTTAGCTTGCTCACGCAACTGCTTGCAACTGTTAAGGGCATTGACACTAATGTATATCTTGATGGGCAAGACATTACACGCAACACCATTAAGAACATAAACCAGCAAACAAGAACAACTGGTAAATTCCCACTTGTAGTATAGGAGATAAAGCATGGCAATTTTAGCATTATGGGCTGGCACTACTGGTACGCTGTCAAGCTGGACAGCAAACAACAATAAACTTCCAGCACCTATCAGTGTTGACATTACAAGAGAACAAATATGGGACGCTGACGCTGGGCGTAACGCAAGCGGAACAATGATAGCGACCTATGTGGCAAGCAAAAGGACATACAACATTAAGTGGGGCGTGCTTGATGGTACGGACTTCTCAAAGATAACAACACTGCTTACTACCGGCTTTTTTGATTTTGGAGAAGGCACGCCAACAGCAAAGCCATCTTCAGTGGCAACATATTATAGGTCAGAAATATCCTATTCAGTCATCATAGCCGGAAGTAGCCAGTATTATAAAGATGTAAGCGTAAGCGTTATACAGAAGTAGGGGGTCATATGATAACAAAAGACAGCAGTGGAACTACATTAAGTGCCAGCTATATATCAGCCCTGACCGCTACGGACAGAGAGTATGATGCTAAGCTTTTATATAACGGAACTGAGATAAGCTGTTCAATAGATCGGCTTACCATTACAAAGGGTAGCTGTGGCGACACTAATGGCTTCACAATAGGCTCAGTAGTAGGCAGTACGCTTGTGGCAAATGTGCGAAATCTTACGGACAGCGTAAAGGGCAAAGAGCTTGAGGTGCAGATAG